GTTTTTACCTTCATTTAACAGCTTTTGTGCGCTTTTTCCTGACGATACATACCTTTTCAGGTCTTTTTGCATATTTTCAAGGGAGTCTGATCTAGCTTTCAGTATCCTAAGAAGCTCCAAATCGTCTGGAGCCGCCTCCTTAAATTCCTGATAGAGCCTAGCCTCTGCCGACACAAACCACTTTTTGAGTAGCTCGTTGTTCAGTAGATGCTCTGCCTGTATGCCTATTTCCTTCTCTTTGTGCTTGGGGTTCATATTTCACCTTGGTTTTAGGTTGCTTATCGGTCATATATTGATTTTATTCTCGCGGGGTCAAACACTATATCAATAGTGGTTGGGTCGTAGTTTCTTGGTATCTCAGGAGATAAGGGAATATCAGGGGCATTATCTAGCATCCCACTAGCTGACGCTTCATCGAGTAAATCGAGCATTTCTTGACTCATGGGCGCGTCTTTTTGCGGTTGTGGCTTTAATGGTATCTCGTTCGATGCCTTATCAAACACGTTATCAATAGATACAGAATCGTATCCGGCTTTTTGGGCCGCATAAGCTATGTCATCCGTTCTAGCTGTCGTGGTGATGCTTGGGTGCAAATTAGCCCTTACATCATCAGGGAGCTGACCGATTGGGATAGAGTTGAAATTGCTCCTAGCCCCGTCTATGTTTAGGTTGTTGCCTCTGTTGAGATAAGCGGGGACGATGCTATTGCCATACTCTCCAGCATCTTCGTGGCTGCTAGTGAACATTTGATAGTTGCCGGCCTTTTCAGGGTTGTATTCTGAATTAAGCCCGCGATAGGCAATTCTATCTGTGTCAAAGCCCCCCATCATCTCGCCCACAGCAGACTGTCGCTGTACATCTGGAGCTAATTTCCCACCGCTAAACTGTCCGGCAATGTTTTCTGGGTCGAATACTATCTGATGCTTAGTTCCTGCCGGAATATCCATGTTTTCAAAAATATCGCCGTCATGGATAATAGAGTCAAAACCTGCATCTTGAATTGCTTGGCGATAGACCTCGTTATTGTTTAGCTCTCCCATATCCCCCTCTGCGTACCATTCGCCTTTTCTCATTATCTCATCAAGGTCTTTACCGCTTATGCCGTCAGAGTCCATTGCTCTTTCTTGTATAGTTCCAATCAGGTCGTGTATATCGTCACCTGTTTGGGGGTTGTTTCTAAGGGAGTCAAGGAAGTCAACAAGCTCGCCCTCTGGCTCGTGATTCCAAGACTCCTCTTGAGCTAATTCTTCGGCTAAACCCATATCGCCGTCAGCCTCATCAAGAAAGTCTTTAGGGTCATATTCGGGTTGCTCGTACTTTAGGAAAGCGTCACCATCTGAGGATATATCAAAGGGTTTTTCATTCTTTGTGTGGACGGGGTATATAACGCCCTGATTGTCACCAATAAGCTCTTCTTTGGCCTGTTTTAATGCTCTTGGGTCGTCATAATCCCAATCAGCCTCATTAGCTATACCCTCTGCCCTGAGTTGAACCCTTTGGGTTAAGTCCGGCCCTTCAAGAGAGCCATAATTCACACTTGCATCGTAGGGGTCGCTAGTCAGATAAGTCCCCTTGCCAAAATGAGATTCTGGGTTCTGCAAAGCAACATTATCAAACTCTTCGATGTTGTGGGTTGACGCATGGAACCATCTTTGATCTGTGTCTACGCCCGCCGCTTTTAGCCGATTGACCCTATTTTGAAATTGAGAGATGTTGCCTTTAACTATGGGGAGTATTCCGGCCATTGCGGGGGACATAGACATTGCGCCACCCGCTACGCCTGTTCCGGTCATCATCGCATTAACCCAAGTGCGAGACTCAGGATCAGTGAAGTACATCTCCATATCTGCGCCAAACTGAGCAAGATCACCCAATCCGTTGTATGGCATGGTTAGAAACGCTGCCTTCTGGAGAGGTGTCAGCCCCTCGGTTGCCATCTCCGTGAAGTTGCGAACCTCTTGGAATTTATCGTCTAGTGCCTGCTTGAGTAGTTCAGGATTCTCAATCATCCCGCGCATATCTTCAGCAGGAGGTAGAGCGCCGAATACATTGCCGATAGCGTCCTGAGTTGCCCGTTGCTTATCAGCTCTAGCGTTAATCCCCGCCGTGGCTTGGGGTTGGCTCTGTTGCGCGACACGCATCAAGCCTAGACCTTTGACGTTTACTACAGGCATTAGCTTAATCTATCCATCTGGCCTGTCATGGGGTCGTAGTTGAACTCAGCCATTGGTGGGGCTTCCTCATACTTCAATTCCATCTCTGCGATGTCATTCTTGAGCTTCTGAATCTCAATCATCAGGTCATCTTGACGCTTCTGGGATTTCTCATCGAGATTAGCCGCCGCTTCCTGTTGCTTCTGCTGGAGTTGAGCCATACGGAATTGCATATCCATCTGCTGCTTCTGGTCTTTCAGTTGTAGACCTTGAGCGTCTAGTTGTTGTTGACGCTGTACCATCTCCATCTGCTGCTGCTGCATCTTCATCTGCTCATCGTTCTGAGGTAGATCGCCGTCACCAGGATTAGTGAAGAATGTATTCCCATCCTTAAAGCCAGCCGCGTTAGCCATCTCGGTTGCAGTGTTATACAGGTTATTTGGCTTAGTAATGCCCATCTGTAAGCCTTGGGTCTGCTTCTCCCAGATTTGGTTCAATTGCATCATTTTCGACTCTTTTGAGCCTATTCCAAGCCCGATATTCACGGTCATATCGTAGCGATTCTTCCACGATGTAGGGTCAATTGGTATCCATTCACCGCGCAAATTGATGACTTCTTGCCTATCCTGATGCTTTAAAATAAGCTCATGTATGTGCAAGAAGAGCGATTTTATGCCCGTTTCGGCGAAGATACGCGCAACTGCCTCGATTTTCATGCGAGATAGGTCGTTTGCCTGCGTAAGTACACTTTGCTGGATGTTTTTAAGTTGTTCAGGGTTTAATCCATCACCATCGGCCTGAACGCCCGTTCTGTCCCGTTTTACCTTGTCAAAGTACTCTAGGGCCGTAAATGCCTGTCCTGCGACAAAAGGAACCGTCATAGGGGCATAAGACTCACCAACAGGGCGGTCAAAGCGTACAACTCGCCCAATATCGGTAGTTAATAGGTCATCTAGGGTGTTATCGCCTATTCCCTGCTCCCAAACGCCGTGTCCTGGGTTGTTTGTGTGGTAGTAATTGTCAAGAATTTGACGCAGTAAAGTGGTGTTTACCTGCTGTATATCCATCACTTTTTCAGCCGATGCGCGACCAAAATGCTTGTGGGGGAGTGGTTGGGGTGAAATTACATGGTAGGGCTGTCGGTCAGCAGGCTCATTCAGCAGAACTTGATTTCCTGCCGTAATAACCTGACGTAATTCTGACTTTCCGTTGCCGGTCATATCTAATTTGATATAGGCTTCTCTGACCTGTATCAATTCCTGCGCTCTTTGGGGTACTCCGGTCTGATATTCCTCAATATCCCTTCTAGCTATCTTTTCCTCTGTATCGTTGGAATTAGCACTAGTTGGGAGGTTATCGACTATATCCTTGCTAAAACCCATAGATATTAGCTCAGAACGTGTTATTTCACGCTCCTGGCCTATCATTCTGGCCTCTGTGGGGTCTATAGAGCGCGAATCAGGGGATATTCTGTACTCTTCTGGGGGTACATTTTCGACCCGAATAGTGCCTTTTGTGGTCGTTCTTTTGAACTTAATGTCGTGTAAAGTGACCGGAACATCGCCTTCAGGGGTCGATATTACCTCTATTTTCTCCTCTCGCTCTACTGGGTCGAGTTCCTCGTCCTCCAGGAGTGCGAATACCTCTTCCTCGGACAAATTTGAGTAGCTTTCCTCAGTGACGACCTCTTTCTCATCCCTCCAAGCCTTAACCACGCCATTTTTCTGGATTAGTGCGTCGAAGAACCACGTATAGAGCAAAATGAAGGCGTTTGGGTTCTTTTTGAAGAAGGTATAGTTCACATAGTCGGATTCTTGGGCCGCCAGCTTCACATCTTCGGGGCCAGTAGGCTCAAAATTAACTAAATTGTCACTTGTAGTGAACAATCGCAGCAATGAGGGAATCATCCCGTCAACTACGTCAGAAACGTCAGACGTTACTACCGAGCTACGGCCTTCTACCTCGTTGCCCATCGGTTTACTGAGGTAATAGTCCCACGCCAGGGCGCGTTCCTTGGAGGTTTCGCCGCCAGAGTAGCCAATAGATGACTCCATTTCCTGATCTACAAAGGTTAATACTTCCGCGTCAGTCAATTTCATCGCTTGCCGAACCTCTTGTCTTTAGGGGGAGGCGTTTCCAGCTTTTCGAGTCGCTTGGACAATGCCTCAATAGTTAGTTTTAGCTGATTAACCTCTGCTTGGAGTTGTTTGCTCATACGATAGCCAGCCTTGGGTGATTGGTTTGTTGTTTTCGAGCCGACTGTAACCGCTTCGCATAGCTCAAATTTGCCAGAGCGTGACGGGTTGCCGACATTAAGGGGTATTTCTTTCTGGGAATCTTATTCTTTTCTCGGTCAAAGGCTTCAAACTCTGCCTTCCAGTCGCCTAGACGCTTATCGACCTTGAGGCGACCCGTTCTCATGCGCTCCCAGATGTCCCTAGAGAGCATTTCTGCTGCTGTGTCACTATCTGCCGATGATTCTACCGTCATCCTGCAACCGCGCTCTAGGAGGCTGTCAGACATCTCTTTGTCTGCTGTACGCCAAGAAACGGGTATCCACCGCCCTCTAGCATTCAATCCTTCAGCAATAACAGCCAAAACCTCTAGCTTGAACACGCAAGAATCATAAACTTGGATAAAATCACTCCCATCGCGGTCATTGTAGGCTAACCAGACAGCGCCGGTAGTTCCGTCTTCTTGGGTATGGATGCCGCAGATACGTTTCCAGCCAGGTTCGATCAATTGAATATGCTCTCTGCGTCAACATTGGAAAAGACTTTGGATTGGCCTAGTGCTTCAGATGCCACGGAACAAGCCATTGTTAGCGATACCATGCCATCTATCCTGCCGCGAGATTTTGCTTTGTCTAGTTTGCGGTTTCCGGCCTCGTCACGCTTCACCACCGAATTGGCGGCACACATATTTAAGACTGGATGGTTCCCATGAGATAGTTTAGCATTTAACAGTAATGACTCCAAGTTCCGTAAAGCTGGCGACATTGAGACGTATCCTTGCCCAAAATCCACAAACTTGTCCTCGATGAAACTCTCAGATAGACCCGCTTTTATCAGCCACGGCTTCAGGTGGCGCATATTATACCTATCAAAAGCAATCTTTCTAATGTCCTTGCCGTCAAATAGCTTGGCGATATACTCAGCGACATACTCATATTCGATAGAAGCGCCTGGGGTTGTGTTCAGATAGCCCTCTTTCGCCCATAGGTCATAGGGGACTCGATCTTGGCGCGAGCGTTCTACAAGGCCGTCACCTGGTAGCCAGAAGTGAGGTTTTACATTAAATCGCTCATCAACTAGCACCAAGGCCGTTAAGTCGTTCGTTTCCGATAAATCCAGCCCGCCATATAATCCCCCTCTCTGAACAGGAGAATCACCGGACATCATCCACACAGATTTAGTAACAAAAGGATTGTGAGCCTCCACACGTTGATTAAGTATGAGATTTCGGTACTCAGCCTCACGCGAGGGCATTCTCCGCGCATCCTCAGCCATCGCCATAACCTCTTCCTGATTTTGTACATCACCTAGCCCTGGATTAGCCTGCCTGACCGTTTCAATGGCAAAAGGGTCGGCATCCTCTGGTGCTCTGAACAATACCAGCTTGGTGCGCTTGTCCTCAGATTTGAGTGCGTCATCAATTAGGATAGACAGCAGATCGCCGTCATTAGGGGCTTGAGTAGAGATTACTATTGAAAGGGGGTCGGAGTGGGCCGCTGTTGCCGTTTCCACCGCTTGGATCGTGACTGGGAAAC